GCATCTGCTGGCGGAAATTATGGTGGTAACAGAAATCCTAGTCAAACTTATGGTGGTAGCGGTGGTGGTGGAAATAGACCACCTTCAGGTCCACCAAAAAGAAAAATAGGAGGCCCTGACACTACAAAAGACGTTCCTTACAAATCTAATCCTATGGTAAATCTTGTTGCGGGTGCTGTTATACCAGGAGGAGGATTTTTAGGAGAGGCAGCTCAAAGAAAAGCTTATAAAGATAGGCAAAAATACGCTAGAAAAGAAGGTTTATACAGAGAATATTATATTGGTAATCAATACAAAACAGATCCATCAGCAAGAGTTTTAAAACCAAATTCACCAGAAGGTAAAGCTTTCATAAAAGAGGCAAAACCTGCACCTAAACCAACATTAGGTGGCAGAGATAATGGAGGGGGTACTCCAAGATGTCCTGATGGCACTTTACCACCATGTAAATTAAATATTCCAAAACCTCAAATACCTATGGGTAAAGCAAAAGTACAACCTAAAATGTTTGAATTTAATTTTAATCAGGGTGGCCTAGTTAGAGGAGCAGGAAAAATCTTGAAAGATAGAAACAGAAAGGTTAGAATATTCTAATGTGGTTTCAAGCAATTAAATTAGCAGTATCTGCAGGTAGTAAGATATACGCTAACAAGCAAAAAGCCAAGATGGCAATGTCAGATGCACAATTGCTACACGCAGAGCGTCAAGCTCGAGGTGAGGAAGCTTATCAGGGTAAATTGTTAGAAGCCCGACAGTCAGACTGGAAAGACGAGGCAGTTCTCATAATTCTTAGTTTGCCCGTGTTGGTGCTTGCTTGGGCAGTCATTAGCGATGATCCGTCTGCTATGGAAAAGGTCAAACAATTCTTCGATATGTTCTCGCAACTACCTTCCTGGTTCACAAATTTGTGGATTTTGGTCGTGGCATCAATATACGGCATAAAGGGAACACAAATCTTCCGTAACGGAAAGAAATAGTGGATTACGCTACAATCAAATATATTCAACAAAAGATTCTTAAACCCAAGATCGAGAGTTATACAGAAAAGGTTATAATTGGAGTTGACAACTTCAATGAGTATAAATATATTACAGGACAAATCAGGTCTTTAAAAGATCTGCAGCAAGACCTAACGGACTTGTTTAAAAAACAGGAGCAAAATGACGACGATTATAACGCCAAAGGCGCAGAAGACTGATAATGGTCTTCTAAATGCTTATAAGTCAAAAGAAGAAGTTGAAAAACTTTACTTAGACTCAGAAGCAATAGACAAAAAAACAATCGATAAATTACCCCAACCAACCGGATGGAGACTATTAGTTTTACCATACTCTGGTCCTAAAAAAACCAAAGGTGGATTAGTTTTATCTGACGTAACACAAGACAAAATTCAAATGACCACAGTTTGTGGTTTAGTTTTGAAGATGGGAGATCTTTGTTACAAAGAAGATGAAAAATTTCACGGGAAACCATGGTGTAAAGAAGGTGATTGGATAATTTTCGGAAGATACGCGGGTAGCCGTTTTAAGATAGAAGGCGGTGAAGTGCGTATTTTAAACGATGATGAAATCATCGCAACAATCAGTAATCCAGAGGATATACTGCACGCATACTAGGAGCTAAATATGTCACAAGAACAACTAAAACCCTCGCAACAAGAAGTAGAATTAGATACTGATGGTGTTGAGGCTAAAGAAGTTTCTTACGAGGTGAAAGAGCCAGAGAAGAAGCTAACACTACCAAATGATGAAGTAATTCCTGAAGGCACAGCTGTCAATGAACACAAAGATGATAAAATTGAAGTTGTAGAAGCTAAGGAAGAATCTAAAGAAGATAAACCTGAAGAGAAAGAAAATCTTCAAGATTATGGAAAAAAAGTTCAAGGTAGAATCAATGATTTAACTAAGAACTGGAGAGAATCACAGCGAAGAGAAAAAGCTGCGATGCAATATGCAAAAGGTCTACAAAAACAAATGGACGATATGCAGAAAAGATTTCCTAAACTTGAAGAAAATTATCTTACAGAGTTTGAAGCAAGAATTAAATCTGATGAAGCTGATGCAACTAGAGAATTGCAATCAGCTATTGAAGCTCAGGACGCCACAGCTATAGCTAAGGCTAATCAAAAACTGGTTACAGCTAATATCGAAAAAGAAAGATTGGCTAATACTAAGTTTATGAGAGAACAGGAAGCTGAAAAACAAAAGGAGGCTCCTGCACCTCAACAACCTGATATTCAAGCGTCTCCAAAGTCTAAAGAATGGGCTGAAAAGAACAAAGAATGGTTTTTACAAGATCAAGTCATGACCTCTGCTGCTTTTGAAATAGACAAACAAATTAAAGCTGAGGGTATTGCAGGAGACAGCGATCAGTATTATAATGAATTAGATAATCGAATTAGAGAATACTTTCCTAGTCGATTTTCTGATCCTCAAGAGGCTAAACCCACTGAGGATGTAAAACAGGAGCAAAAGAAACCCGTCCAAACTGTTGCACCTGCTGTTAGAAACCAAAACGGACGCAGGACTGTGAAACTCACCAAATCACAGTTGGTAATTTCTAAAAGATTAGGGGTGCCACCTGAAGAATACGCGAAATACGTGAAGTAAAGGAGAAAATTATGGATAAAATAAAAAAAGTTTCGCGCGAGTCAGAGCTGAAATCTAAAGATATTAGAAGCAAGCCCTGGACTCCACCATCAAGTCTAGATGCGCCTCCGCCACCAAATGGTTTTTGCCATAGATGGTTGAGAGAAAGCACGCAGGGTTACGAAGACACTGGAAACATGTCTAAGAAACTCAGAGAGGGTTGGGAGCTTGTTAGAGCCGATGAGTTAGAAAAACAAATTGGACCTAATGATTACCCAGTCATCAGTAGCGGCAAACACGAAGGCGTAGTTGGGGTTGGAGGCCTATTGTTGGCTAGGATACCGGAAGAAATCGTTGTATCGCGAAAAGAATACTTCAATACGAAGACTAAAGGCCAAATGGACGCGGTAGATAATGATTTAATGAAGGAACAACGACCAGAGATGCCTATCAATATTGAAAGGCAATCTCGAGTAACCTTCGGAAGTGGAACTAAAAAATAATTTTTAGTAACTACCAAGGGGTTATTAAACATAAACTAACAAACTAAGGAGTAACAACTATGGCTAATCAAAGTGGAAACTTTGGCTTGAGACCGTCTAGAATGTTAGGTGGAACACCGTTTAATAACTCACAAAACAGATACAGAATATTGAAGAACTACGGTACTGCAATATTCCAAGGAGACCTAGTAAAGGCAGTAACTAACGGAACTGTCGAAAGAGCTGGGGCTACTGATAATCCTGTTGTTGGAGTTTTCAATGGTGTCTTCTATACAGACCCGACAACTCAAAAGCCTACGTTCAAAAATCATTATCCAGGCACAATCAGTGCTAACGATATAATTGCGAACGTTATTGACGATCCGAATGTAGTTTACGAAATCAAATCAGATGGAAGTTTTGCGACTGACCATTTGTTTGCAAACTACTCGATCGTTGCAACAGCTGGCGACACTAAGTCAGGACAATCAAGAGAAGCTCTAGATGAATCAACTGCAGACTCTTCGTCTACATTTGTTTTACAAGCTATTGATATTTCTCAAGACCCTGAGAATAGTGATCAATCAACATCAAACGTTAACGTACTCGTTAGAATCAACGCTCACCAATACAAAGGTGGAGTAGTTGGATTAACGGCGTAATAAGGAGAATAAACTATGGCGATAAGTAGAGCACAGCTAGTTAAAGAACTAGAACCAGGTTTAAATGCCTTATTTGGCCTGGAGTATGACAGATACGAAAACGAACATGCAGAGATCTTTACTACAGAGTCTTCTGACAGAGCTTTTGAAGAAGAAGTAATGTTAGCTGGCTTCGCAGGTGCACCAACAAAAACTGAAGGTGCGGCTGTAGTATTTGACGATGCAAAAGAAAGTTTCACTGCAAGATATACGCATGAGACTATTGCTTTAGCATTTGCAATTACTGAAGAAGCTATCGAAGATAACCTGTACGACAGATTAGCTGCTCGTTACACAAGAGCATTAGCAAGATCAATGGCTAACACTAAACAAGTGAAAGCTGCTGCTGTCTTGAATAATGCATTTGACACTGCAAACGGTGGAGATGGTGTAGCACTTTGTGCTAATAACCACCCATTAGTAAGTGGTGGAACTTTTGCAAACGAGTTAGCAACTGCTGCAGACTTAAACGAAACATCATTAGAGCAGTCATTGATTGACATTGCTGCTTTCGTTGATGAAAGAGGTTTAAGAATAGCTACTCAAGGTAGAAAAATGATAATTCCAAAAGAATTACAATTTACTGCTGAGAGAATCTTAAAGTCACCTTTAAGAGTAGGGACTGCAGATAACGACATCAATGCTATTAACAATATGGGAATGGTTCCTGAAGGATACAGAATAAACCATTTCTTATTGGACACTGATGCGTTCTTTATCCTTACAGATGCACCTAATGGATTAAAGCACTTCGAAAGAGCTCCATTAAGAACTGCAATGGAAGGTGATTTCGATACTGGAAACATGAGGTTCAAAGCTAGAGAAAGATACAGCTTCGGATTTTCTGACCCTAGAGGAATCTTTGGTTCACCAGGCGCTGCGTAATTCGTAGAAACTAAATAGATATTAAGGGGCGGAGTATTTACTTCGCCCCTTTTTTTATATATATTCAAAACACTATACAATTATTAAAGATCATAGACGCGTATAGTCGACGGCCTAGAGACTGTGATCATTAAACTAGGAGGATATAATTATGGCAAATACTACGTTCAATGGACCAGTGCGATCGGAAAACGGTTTTATTGGTGCAACAAAAAATGCAACTACAGGTGTATTTACAAATAATTTTGAAATAAATTCATCAGGTGAATATGTAGGTACAAAACTTCAAGGTCAAGACGTTGTAGCAACTGCAACAGTTAATGCAACTGCTGGAACAAATGAAGTTACTTATGCACAGCCAGCAAGATCAATCATTACAAGTATTCAACTTGTATGTACATCTGCGCCAACTGTTGCTTCAGGTGATATTGGTTTTAAAGTTGGAACTGCTACTGGTGGCGCACAATTAGTTGCTGCTGATACAGATGGACTTTTAGATGGAGGCACAACAATTGCTGAAGGAGCTCATTACACATTTACTCTTTTAGATACTACTGTAGGTGCTTCACCAGGTTTATCTCCAAGAGTAAACACTTCAATTAACTCAACAAGGGATATATTCTTGCAGATCACTAATACTACATCTGCGACTACACAAGGATTATTTACTTGGGTTATTGCTTATAAAATATACGGTTAATAGTTAGGAGTAAAACATGGCTGCTAAGTGTGATATACAAGCTACTAGATCTACTGCTGCGGCAGGTACAGATGCAATAATTGCGCCACCTGTAAGATTAAGGGGTATCATTATTGCTTCTAGTGGTGGAGGTGCTGGTGTTTTAGAACTAACAACAACTTCAAATACTGGAGACACTTTGTTTTTAGCAGATGTCCCTACTGGAGATGTAGTTAACTTTAATTTTCCTGAAGATGGAATTTTATTTCCAAAAGGAATTTTTTGTAAAACTAAAACACACGTTGCTGGATATACTTTACTAACAGATAAGTATTCTGGTAAAACGTTGACAACACCGTAATGAATAGAGTTGGCATACAAACCAAAGGTACAGGAAGAGCAGTAATGCTTTCCAAGGGGGGTATGCCACCTCGAAATAAAAAAAATTACAGACCAACTAAATCTGGTGCTGGTATGACAGCAGCGGGGGTCAAAGCATATCGTAGACTTAACCCAGGTTCAAAATTAAAAACTGCAGTTACAGGAAAAGTAAAACCAGGTTCTACTGCAGCTAAACGTAGAAAATCTTATTGTGCTAGGTCATTAGGTCAACTCAAAAGAGCTTCTGCAAAAACAAGAAACGATCCAAACTCAAGAATTAGACAAGCGAGAAGAAGATGGAAGTGTTAAAAAATCTCATTGCAAAGTTATTAGGTTTGGATAAATTTGATTATAGAATAAGACAATTAGAAAGAAAAAATTATTGGAGGGAAAAATATAATCATGGCTTATCTCAACGCAAATCTACCTCCAATATATTGTAAAGTTAGAAAGGAATATCTTTATGACCTTAAAGAACATCATGGAGAAACTGAAGATTGTGTTATCTTCGGGCTCACGTCTATTTCAGGAAGGGCTATCTTATTTAACATTATGTTACCCAATGGTGCGTGCTATTGGAGATTGCCTATCTCAGCGTTTTTCCAAAAATCGTATGATAGAGCCTCTGTGCCGGATATGCAGACGCACGAGCTGGAATTGTGGAACTGTTTCAGTTACTGGCCTAGTGTTACTTGCTTTGATTGGTTGGATGGTGTAAAGGGAAAATTCCTTGGTTTAAACAAAAAATTCTATCATGGTAAATATTTGTTTACTATTGATTGGGCTCACCCAGATGTTAATATCTTAGATGTCGAACATTCTGAAATACCTCAAGAACATAAGTGTGCACATATATTGGAGCTGGATAATGGTAATTTTGCAGCTCAGCCTAATAATCGTTGCCTGTGGCACATTAATAGCTATACTACTGATAACTCTTGGCCTGACTATAAAGTCCAAAATACTTATTGGGATGCGGAGGATAGTGGACATGTTACAGAAGATAGTGATAAAATGTTCTACGATATGGAAAAAATAAATGAGTAAAAAACCTCTCAACATCTCTGAAGAAGCAGCCGTGCAGATGCCTATGAAGACGGTTGCTAGTTTGATCGTCATCGTCGCTCTCGGCACCATGGGCTATTTTCAAATTATAGAACGTCTCAATGTTGCAGACACTCGTATACAGATCATGGAAAAAGATCTCGAAGAGAACACAGAGTTTAGAATTAAGTGGCCACGTGGACAACTAGGTTCATTGCCCGCAGATTCTGAGCAATTTATGATGATTGAAGATCTTTACAAGACCACGGATAAGCTTAACAAACACATAGAATCCATGGCACTAAATAAAGTAAACATAGAATTTTTAAGAAAACAAATGGATAAAGTTTTGTCTGATATTGAAAAATTAAAAGATGCAAATCGAGAAATAAAATACAATGGTAATGGTCAATGATTGAAGCTGTAATAGGATTACTTATGTTTGTAAATGGAGAAATTAAAGAGGCACGTTTGCAACCCTCAATGGCAATTTGTTTACGCGGTAAGCGTGAAGCTGAGAGACAGTACAATGAATCAGTGACTTACAAATGCTGGCGTGGAAAAGCAGAGTTAGAAGATAATATAGATGGAAGTAAAAGTATAAAAAAACTTATTATTGAGTAATGAAGCTTTTAATGATTGTTATTGTATCGGGAGGTTACATGTTAGAATCCATAGATGTACCAGATAACAAAAGTTGTGAACAAGTTTATAATGAACAGGTTGAGATTGTGCCAAATCCAAAGTATACTAATGGTAATGGAGAAAATTGGGTTGTAATTAAATGGGGCGATAAAAAAGTAATAGGGTATATTTGTAATGAATCTTAGTCGTAATTTCACTCTCTCAGAGCTTATTAAATCAGACACTGCAATACGTAGGGGCATCAATAATAATCCTAATGCAGAACAAATAGAAAAATTAAAATTATTGTGTGAAAATATTTTGCAACCGGTACGTGACCATTTTGGCAGAGTTAAGATTACAAGCGGTTTTCGTAGCAGTGAATTGTGTGTGGCCATCGGCAGCTCGGTTAACAGCCAGCATGCACGGGCCGAAGCAGCGGATTTTGAATGTATTGGCACAGACAATGCTGAATTAGCTGATTGGATCCATAAGAACCTTCAGTATGACCAGCTAATCCTTGAGTTCTATACTCCGGGTGAACCTAACAGCGGGTGGATTCATTGTAGCTGGATACCAGATCAACCTAGAGCATCTCGTTTACATGCATTCAAATCAGAGGGTAAAACAAAATATAAACCTATAATAGGAAGTGCAAAGGATATAGTATAATGCCAATAGGAAGATCACAAATGCCTAAACAGGTAGAAGGACAACTAAGAGGAGCTAGGAAAGGTAAAAATGATAAAAGGAGACAGCTCAGAATACGAGTTACTAAAAAAGTGGGCAAAAGGATTATCAAATCTAAATAACTATAAATTAAGTTGTGAGATTGGTGTAAGAGAGGGACTAGGATCTAAGATTATTCTTGATTCGTTACAACCTCATGAGCATTATGGTATAGATCCATACGGTAATTTAAAATATCAACACTATGACGATAGTCCAGCATACACTGCAGATTATACAGATGAAATGAAGGATCGTTTACAAAAAGATCTATCAAGCTATAAAAACTTTGAATTATTTGCAATCACTGATACTGATTTTATGAATATTTATCATCACTATAGCCCATACTGTTTTGTTCATTTCGATGGTCCACACATGACTAGAGATGTTTTGACTGAAGCTGTTTGGTTTGCAAATCGTGCAGGAACAAATTGTAGATTTGTTTTTGATGACTATCCTAAATATAATATGCCTTTAATACAGAGCGCTTTAGAGCCTTTTGGATTTAAGAAACTAGAGGCAGGAAAAAATAAGATATGTCTAGAAAAAAGAAGAAACAATCTATAAAAAATCCAGAAGCATATAACGTCAGGACTAGACGATTTCGTTCAAAAGTGGTACAATCAAAAAAACTTTATAACAGGAGCAACAATGACAAAATTATGTCCGAGAGGTAAGGCTGCGGCGAAGCGAAAATTTAAAGTGTACCCGTCAGCATATGCTAATGCCTACGCTAGTAAAATTTGTGCAGGAAAAATTAAAGATCCATCTGGTGTAAAAAGAAAAGATTTTAAAGGACCTAAACCTGCAGGAAAAGCAAAAGGCGGAATCATAGATACTACAAAATTTACTTATGTCTAAACAAGGAACATGTTGGGATGGATACATGCAAAAGGGCATGAAGAAAAAAGGTGGGAAGCTAGTTCCTAATTGTGTCCCAGCTATGAAGTCAGGTGGTCTGACAAAATGGTTTAATGAAAAATGGGTCGATATTGGCTCAAAAAAGAAAGGCGGAGGTTTTAAAGAATGTGGAAGAAAATCTGCAAGTGGATCAAAAAGAAAATACCCCAAATGCGTGCCTGCTGCAAAAGCCGCCCGTATGACAGAATCGCAAAGGCGTTCTGCTGTTGCAAGAAAGAGAAGTAAAGCTCAGGGTGTGGGGGGTAAACCTACAAATGTAAGCACCTTTGCAAAAAAGAACCAAGGTGGTATAATAGATTCAACAAAGTATAGAATTTTATAGGAGTTACTATGGCAAGAAAAGAAGGGCTTAGACCGATTGGAGATTCAATAAAAAAAATTATTGAAAAAATTCAAAAGGAGAGACGAGAAAGATTAAAAAAAGGTAAACCTATAAGAACTCAACCTAAATTACCTGGTCTTAAAAAAGGAGGAGACGTGCAAAAAATGATGAGTGGAGGTTTTGGAATTTTTTCAAAGAAAAAAGTTAAAGCTGATGAACCTGATAAAAAAGAATCTAATGAGGCAAAGAAAAAGAAAAGATTAGAGGAATTAAAAAAAGAAATTGATGGAATGAAAAAAGGTGGTTTAAAATCACCTAAGCCTGGTACTTATGAATATTATCTTTTAAATAGACCTAAGCATTCTCCTGCACCAATCAAACCACAGAAAATGGAAAAAGGAGGAAGAGTGAAAAAACCTATTAAAGTTAAAAAAATTGCAATCGGTATTGGGAAAGCAAAAGACTATCCCGGTATAAAAAAAATAATTGAAATGAATAAAAAAGGTAAAAAAAGATTTGCTGAAGGTGGTATGGTACCTAAAACACCTAAACAAAAAAAATTCGCAGCATTAGCTGAGCCTAGGGATAAAATTACCTATGCAGATAAAATCGCAGGTGCTACGGGTAAATCTAAAAAAATGAAACAAGGCGGTATGGTCAGAGGTGGCGGTGCAGCTATAAAAGGAAACAACTTTAAAGGAGTGTTTTAATGGATAAAATAAAACCTAAAAAGAAAATGGCTATGGGCAAAATGATGAAAGGCGGTGTAGCTAAGAAAAAAATGATGGGCGGTGGAATGTCCAAGAAAAAAATGATGGGTGGCGGAATGTCTAAAAAACCTATGTACATGAAAGGTGGCGTTGCAGAGGCTGCTCGAAAAATAAAAAATAAAAAATAAAAAATAGGAATATGTTTAAATGGCTACATCAGGAACTACAGCATTCGATTTATCAATTGATGATATCGTAGAAGAAGCGTATGAGAGATGTGGCCTTTCAACAAATTCTGGTTATGATTTAAAAAAGGCAAGACGTGGTTTAAATGTTTTGTTTTCAGAATGGGGAAACAGAGGTGTTCATCTCTGGAAAGTAGAAAAACAAGTTCAAGTATTAACAGCTGGTACAGCGACTTATACTACACCAACTTCAACTAATGATGTGTTAGAAGCATATGTTTCAACAGCTTCTGCGCCTGGTACAAATGTAACTGATGTAACTTTATCAAAAATAGATAGATCCACATACGCTGCTTTACCTAATAAAGGTGCAACAGGTCAACCATCACAATACTATGTTGATAGACAAACAACACCTACTATAACTCTATATTTAACACCTGATGCATCGACTTATACTCATCTTTGTTATTACACTTTGAATAGAATTGAAGATGCGGGAGCATACACAAACAATCCAGATATACCTTTTAGATTCTTACCTTGTATGATTTCAGGATTAGCTTTTTATTTATCTCAAAAGTATTCTCCTGAAAGAACACAATCTTTAAAATTATATTATGAGGATGAATTAAAAAGAGCTTTAGATGAAGATGGTCAAAGAACTTCTGTATTTATATCACCAGCTAACTATTATCCAACGAGGAACTAATGGGAAGATTTGCAAAAGGTAAAAATTCACAAGCTATATCAGATCGTTCAGGTCAAGCATTCCCATATTCTGAAATGGTAAAAGAATGGAACGGATCTATTGTTCATATCTCAGAATTTGAAGCTAAACATCCTCAACTAACACCAAAAGTTTATGGTGCTGACCCACAAGCTTTATTAGATGCAAGACCACAGAAACCTGATTTAACAAAAAGTTTTACTTTGTATATAAATAACAATCCAGATAATTTACCACAATTTAACAGTTTTAGTATGTTACCATCTTCAAGTGATAATATTATAGGAACTTCATTAACAAGTTTTTCTGCAGAAACTGCAATTGGTAATGTAACAGTGAGTATAACGTAATGGCTATAACTTATTCTAATTTTCAAACACAAGTGAGAGCTTACACTGAAGTAGATAGTAATGTTTTAAGTGATACTCTTATTGATCAATTTATAAGAAATACGGAGTTAGATGTTGCAGGTAAAGTAGACTATGATGACATTAGAAAATATGCGACATCATCATTTACAGCGAATAAAAGATATCTGGTAACTCCAGCTGATTTTTTAATTATTCGGTCTTTACAAGTTTTTGCTGATACGACTATTACTTCAGAGAGAACATTTATGGAAAAACGAGACACAAGTTTTATCACAGAATTCAATGGTTCAGGGGCTACAGGACAACCAAAATATTATGCTAATTGGGACGATAATACTATCGTAGTGGCCCCAACTCCTAATATAAATTATGCTACACAGCTTAATTATATCATTGACCCGCCTCATTTTACATCGACGAATACTACCTATCTATCAACTTATCAGGACGCTATGCTCCTTTATGGAGTATTAGTAGAGGCCTATTCATTTCTAAAAGGTCCGATGGATATGTACAATCTATATAAAAACATGTATAATGAGGCAATAAACTCTTTTGTTCTGCAACAAACAGGTAGAAGAAGAAGAGCTGAATATGATGATGGTGTTCCAAGAATAAAAGTGGCATCACCATCACCTTAAAATAGGAGCAAATTATGGCAATAACAACTAATGCAATAGCAAACTCTTTTAAAAAAGAATTGTTAGAAGCAAAACACAACTTTACACAAACATCTGGAGATCAGTTTAAAATTGCACTTTATACAAATTCTGCAACTTTAGGTAAATCTACGACTTCATTCACTACAGACCATCAAGTAAGTAATACTGGTCAATACACAAGTGGTGGAGGAAAATTAGCAAAAGGATCACAACAAACTTCAGTAGCATCAAGTGTTGCTATTGTTGACTTTGCTGACAGATCTTTTACAGGAGTTACTTTAACTGCTAGAGGTGCATTAATTTATAACACATCGAATTCTAATACAGCAGTTGCAGTTTTAGATTTTGGAGGGGACAAAACAGCTACAGCTGGAACTTTTACAATTCAGTTTCCTGCATTCACTACAAGTGCTGCTATACTTAGAATAAGTTAGGAGATTAAATGGCGTTTGTAATAAACGATAGGGTAAAGGAAACAACCACCACTACCGGTCAAGGAACTTTAAACCTTGCTGGAGCTTCACAGGATTTTATTTCTTTTGTATCAGGAGTGGGTACTACTAATTCAACATTTTACGCTATTGTTAATACAGGAACAGGAGAATTTGAAGTTGGTATTGGTACAGTAACCGATGCAGCTCCTGATACGCTTTCAAGAGATACTGT